AAGGAAACGAACCATATCTCCAATTTTCCAATCAACCTCATCGAGTAGTTTTCCATCGAGGGTGAGGAGGGAGGAGATGAATACCGTGTTTATTTCACTCATGATTCTTTCTCCAGTTCCCCTGGGGCGATGATTTGTTCCGGACGGAAATAAATCTGTTTCCCATCGGGTAGCAGGGTGAGGTAGGATTGAATCCCATAGGAATTCCACCTTATATCCAGGATTATCCCGGTTCTTGTTGGCTCACCAAAAAAGTTTGTAAAACACAGATCACCAACATCCATAACCCTATCCTATCATGGTTCCTCAGGGTTTTGCACCGTTCCTAGAACAATATAGGTTCCATCGGTTACGTAAGAATAGTTCTCACACCTTCTCATGGGAACTTCGTGTTTAAAAACCGTTCCAGGCCGGGAAGAATGAATCAATAGGATCTTTGAAACACCATCACCAGGAATTCCAGGAAGTTCACCAACGATTGTATAAATTGTGTTTCTGGATTGGGATAGGATAACATCACCAACCTGTAATTCACTCTCCAGGGCAACGGAACCGATCTCCCTCACCGTTACCCCACAAGGTGTTTATCGTGGCGGAATTCTGTTAGGATCTCCCACAGGAGGGCCGGAAGTGAATCATGGATGTGAAGGTAACCTGGTATACCATCATACATGCAACACCAGGCCGGGCCAGGTGAAATAACTCCGGGCTTTTCTCTCCAAATCCTGAATGATTTCATTAGGTTAAACATTCAACTACGAATTTCTAGTTCAGCTTCGAGTTCGGTGATTTGCCTTTTTAATTCAGCAATTTGTAATCTAATCTGAGCGGTGGAAAGATTACTAAAATCTTTTGGTTTAGGTAAACCAATCATTCTACTTTTTTCTTTCTTATCTTCGGTTAGTTGGGCTCGCTTAATTTCTTCTGTAATAATCTGCTTAAGTTGTGCTGCGGTGATTTTCATGGTGATAAATATATCTCCTAATTAAAAATGTCAGTGAAGTTGAAAATATCATATACTGATGATTAGCAACGCGAGGTGTATCATAGGGATATTTATTTATTGTGAGTTAGAGAAAAGATACGGCCTTGTGCCGTATCATGAATCGTCATATTCTATCATGCTGAGTTTCAATGTATTTTTTCACACTTTCTTCGTTGGTTTCTCCAACAGATCCGTAGAAGGTTCCTCTACTCCACAAACCTGATCCCCAAAATTTTCTACCTTTTAGTTTTGGAAACTTAGTGAAGATATACACAGCTGATATTGATTTCAACGTTTTTGCTATTTCTATCGGAGCTGTTTGATGATCCGCCTGAACAAAAATGTGAACATGATCTGGCATCACTTCAATGGTATGTAATAGCCAACCATATTCTCCACAAGTTTCTGCAATGATATGTTTTGTCTCGACAGCAATATCATCTTTTAACACTGCATGTCGATATTTTGGGCACCAAACGATGTGATAACCGAGTGAATGAACGCAATTATTTTCTGATATTTTTTGCATATTGGTTATACTTATAAACGTGAACAGGACGATCAAGGTAAAATTACAACTTTCTGATGCAGATGTTCTCTCGCTTAGAGAAACTCAGAAGATTGTTTCGTCCTGCTTCAACGATCACGTAGCTTGGTCATTTAAGAAGAAGTCTTGGTCGAAGTTAACTGCCCATAAAGATCTCTATTTCTCACAGAGAGAAAAATTCCCTCAACTTCCGTCTGCAATGTTGCAATCCACAAGAGATACAGCTCTTGAATCTGTAAAAGCGTTAAAATTCAAGTTTCAGCCTAAGAAATCTGAAAACAGCGGGATTAGGTACGATAAGAGATTGTTCTCACTAAGAGGAGAACAACTTACTTTGAGCTCTATAAACGGTAGAATTAAGACAATAGTTCAATTCCCTGAATGGTGTAAGGAAGTTGTAAAAAAGGGAAAGGTTCAAGGAATTCAACTTTGCTGGGACAAGAAAAAGAAACAGTTTAATGCGAGTATAGTCTTTAGCTTGTTCGATATTAAGCCTAAATCAGACGGAACAGTCATAGGCTTAGATAGAGGTTTGATCAACTTAGTGACGAGTTCAGAAGGTGAAATTTTTGGTGGGAAATCAGTCAGAAAGAATCAGAGGAAGTTCCTCTACTTGAGGAAGAAGTTGTCGACAAAAGGTACTCATTCCGCTAAAAGGCTTCTTAGGAAGATTAGTGGAAAAGAGCAGCGGTTCAGTCGAGAAATTAATCACATCATTGCGAAAGAATTGTCTGAAAGAAGTGAAGTCAAAACGTATGTCATAGAGGATTTAAGCGGAATTAGAAACAAATCAAGAGGAAGAAAGATGAACAAGATTCTCTCCTCTTGGGCTTTTAAACAGTTTGAATCTTTCTTGACTTATAAGTGCACAGCAAAAGGAATATCTGTCGAAAAAGTTGATGCAAGATATACGTCACAAAGATGTTCTTGTTGCGGAACAATTAGAAAAGAAAATCGTTTGAGAGGAAGATACTCCTGTAATCGATGTAGTTTCACAAAACACGCAGACATTAATGCAGCAATTAATATCAGAGATCGTTGGATCTCTAAATCATCTCGCAGCTTGAACTGTGAGCAGGATGCAGTCAATCATCCACACGGAAACAGTGTTGTTCTTGACGTTGGATCAAGCGCTGAGTTCCAAGGTCACGGCCTCGTGCCGTGACTATTTGACCCTCCGCATTACATTTCGGGAAACTCCGTTCATCCGTTAATCCCTCGTGTTGGAAGAAGATCTCTTCCGATTCCTTGAATAAGGAACGTAGATCCTCGTAGCCCAGCTCAATGGAATTGGTTCCACTTCCCCAAGGATCGGTGATTCCAATACTAAACCTCTTGTAGGTTGGATTCCAATGAATGCTTAGATGATTTCCTTCCATATCATGAAAACCAGCCGAGGTGTTCTTCTTCTTTTTTGCCGTGGTGTTCAACCCCTTCTTCATGATTCTATTCTATCATCCTCCTGCGAAACTTTGCACCGGATCAACATCACTCATGAAAAGGTAGAATTCCTTAACACCTTCGTAATCCCACACACCAACTCGAATTCCAAACTGTTGAACCGCACTGATCCAGGAACCGTGAGGAGATCTTGAGTTCTGTGGGGAATCATAGGTAAATCCCCCGGCCGAGATCCATTTTCCACCCTTTTCCACCCCACGAAATCCTCGGTTCTTACCGGATTTTATTGGTGGTTGAGATGAAATATTTCCGTGTGGATCACAGCCAAGTTCCTCAAGGTTCATGTTACGCGTTTTCCCATCCTCCAACCGGCCGATATCCGGAAGGATACTGGCAAACATAACCACGCCAACCATCGGCCTCGCATCCTTCCAAGGCATCCGAAAGATTGTTCCAGGTGGTTGGATTCCACGAGGCTATTTTTCCTGTTGGAGAACCATCAACAGTGTAGGCAATTCCGTACAACATTCGCCCATCCAATTCCTTGGTGTGCCTAACCCATTCCTGAAGTGCCCCAATTAGATTTTCTGCCTCCTTCCAACCTTCGGAGGAGGGAGGAAGAGAAAAAGAAGTACTTTCGTGATAATCAACAGTAACAATTCTCAGTGTTCCATCTACAATCATCTCCAGGAACAAATCACCGTGTTTTTCGGAATCAATTTCGCTTGTGTATAGATCTGCACTCATGTTTCTATTCTACCTCACTCAGGTATGGGTTTGCACTCACCTGATCACCTCGTAACAACTTCGAAACCCATTGAATTCCCAACGAACAATCTCTCCGTTTCCCAAAAGAACCTCAACATTTCTCCAGGATACCTTGAGAATCAATCCAATCTCAGGTGTGTAACGGTGAACCACCAATTTTCCAGGTTGAATATCGTTAACACTTGAAGGAATCACGGATCATCCTTTTCATCCTTACACATGTGATCCAAATAGAATGGAAGGGCACCTGGTGGCATGGGTTGAACCTGAAACATTTGTTGGGAAATTTGAGTATAATTCCGTGTGATGGGCCTCACGATATTATCAAAGGGATTCTTAAAATTGCTCCATAACACCTTGGCATTGTTTTCATCGATTTTTTCCACCACCGTTCCAAGTGAATGTGGGGCCAAATAAAACCGTACCATATCACCTGGTTTTGGTTCATTACAAAACTTGCCTTCGATGGTTACCAGGGTTCTAATATCCATGATTCTAATATCACTCATGATTCACCTTCCACCTGTTGAGGAATTGCCCGATTTAACCAACCAATAATACCCCTTGAGGTGATAACCCGGCAACCATTTCCACCTCGTTCAAAGGAATCCTCCAATACCATTGCGAGTTCTCCTGTTTCAAAGAATCCACTAAAACCATTGGGATTTTCTTCGATCTTTCCCCACCTGGCACGGAGAACATTACCGAACATCTTATCAATCTCAGGAATTCCTCCTAAACGAACGAGTTCACCAGGTTTCACTTGAGCACCTCTATGCTAGAGTACCACACTGATCGGGTGTTTTACACGCACGAGATCATCTCAAGACTGACCGGTTGGAGGCTCAAGGTTCTCCCGTCTTGAAGCACGATCTTCCAAACATCCAGTGTTCCACGTTTCCCAGGGCTCAACACGATACCCAACATCCCGTTGTACTCTTTGGTCCAGGACTTGTCACCCGCCCTCACTTTCACTCGAACCAGATCACCAGGTTTCATACGATCACCTCAGTTTTAAGGTGTGTTACCTGAGATGATTCGGATAAATCCGGCCATAAAATACGTACCCTATTTTTATCAAATATTTCTAGTACAATTCCAAGCCTCATGTGGCCATTGTAGAAGTTACCTACCATATCACCTGGTTGTGGATTGTGTACCGGGCCACCGGTGGGGGCAGAAAGTGAAAGTGTGTAGTGATTAGAGATCACAATTCACTTTACCTCATCTGTGTAACCTGAGAAAATATTGATTACTCCACGATCGGTAATCACATGGTAAAATACCCGAGGATTATCACCGCTTTCCACAGATTCCTCCAGAAAAATTCCGATGGTATCCGAAGAAAATCGAATCACAGGTTCCCCTGGTTTATAATCAAGAGGATATCCATGGGAATGTGCATAGATTCGAATCAAATCACCCGGTTTCATGTGGGAAACTCCGTTAGGTTGTGTTCCTGATATGCCAACTTCTGACCCGTGGATGGGTCAAGAACAACACAATAATCCTTTCCAAAAGTTTCAATGATAATCAATGGGGTTCGAGAATCAATGAGTCTGGATCCCTTAAGAAAAACCATATCACCTGGTTTCACGAGATCACCTGGTAATAGTTAAGGAAGTATGCTTGTGCACCATGATTCACCTTGCCATTTGTGAATAAAACAACAAACCCGTATTCAGTTTCCTCAAGAATCACACCCATCTCCTCATCATGAAAAACCGAGGCATTTGTATAGATGGTATGAATCATATCACCGGTTTTCATGATTCACTCTACCATCCCTTTACGGAACTTTGCACCTCAAAGTGATTCTATTTCATCATAGAAAACTGGGAATATCTTTGCAGTTGCTGGATGAAGAACCTGAGATGGTTCGGATTGATCCACACCCATATCCTCCAGGAGTATGAAAAAATCATCTCGAATTTCACGAATCACCAAGGAACCATAGATATCGGAATCCACAGTCAATCGTACGAGATCACCACGAATCATACAGGTTTAATCCTTTCCAGGCCAATTCTTTTCACACCGGTGCTGGTGATGATTTCACAGGTTGGAAATGATGGTGAATAATCTGGATGATTCCACAGAATTTGCTGAACATAAATTCCAAGATAAGGAATGGCATAAGTGTAGGAGTTAACCATCATTCCTTCAACTTTTACGAGATCACCGGGTTTCATTGAGAATCTCCATATCCATTCTATAAACCCAACGTACTCCTCGAGGAAATAAAACCTTCAAAACATCCTGACCCCATTGATTCTGATGTTCTTCAAGAAGGCAAACAATCTCATTTTTTTCCATGTGAATTTCCCAGGAATCACACTGATCATCAGTGTATACACGTACCACACCAACCTGAATTTTATTGCTGACACGAAGAAGATCACCAGGTTTCATACCAATTCCAGATCACATCTTTTTATCCAACCACAACCACCTAATGTAGGTAAAACCTTTACCCAAAATGTTTGGATGTGTTTTCCATCACCAGGAATTTCCTTTTGTTCCAATACAATTCCAACATCAATGTAACTGAATTTTCCTACGTGGCACTTCCTATAGATCGATTCAAAACTCGGCGGATCATCCCACAGCACCTTAAATGGTTCCTCACCCTCCAATTCAGGAATGATTCGTACCATATCACCGGGTTTCATGATTCCAATCTACCACATCCATTCCACGGTTTGCACATCTTCTTCTCGAATCCAACCAATTCCGGTGGGACAAGAAATCTTCAACCACCTCTCGTAGATCTCATCATCTTCATCCACGTAAACATCACATTCCAATACCAATCCAACATCCAAGTAGTGAAAATGGGTTGCAGGTGGAATAAGAATTCCAGCCTTTGTGTACAACACCAAGGTGGCAACATCAGGAAAGTTTGGATCCAAACTTTCCGCACGAATTCGTACGAGATATCCAGGGATCACGAGATAACCTCGAGGATGGAATCTGTGAGTTCCGCAATTCTTCCTTTACCCATCCAATTAGGGAGAGTTTCGTTCATGAGAATCGTACACAGGTGAACCTGATCATATCCACCCGAATCACGGAAACAACCTTCCATCGGGCGAATGTGTAGGATGATTCCAATCATTTCCCTTCCTTGATCATGGGTTCGTACCAGATCACCAGGTTTCACGTGAGAACCTCTATATCATCCTCAATCTCTTCATCCTTCAACCAGGTTCTTCCAACCATTCTAACAGGGGAGGTGAGAAAAACATGGATCTCGTTGTACTTGGATCCTGGCTTCTTTGGGATGAAATCAATCACCATTCCAAACCAATCACCATAAACGTTATCAAAAACTTGATGACGATGGTAAAAATCAGGCGGAACAGGTTTGTTTCTAACCATATCACCAGGTTTCATGGTTCTACCTTACCACACTCACATGTGGGTTTGCATGGTTTGCCGGGTTGATTCCATACGATAAGCGGTTTGAGGTTCAACCACGATTAGGTCTGATTCCCTACAATGAACGATTCCTTGGGAAGGAAACAACACAGACCACCATGGAAACGGATCATAGGTTTTCGGTGTGTGACTCTCAAGCAAGAATCCATATTCAATGTCCAGATTCATTTCCCATCGAAACTTCCAACAGACAAGATCACCGGGGCTCATTTCGCTTCACTCTCTTCAAAAATGAATCCTCACCATGATCACCTGAATACAGATAATCGATATCCCTCATCACCTGTGACAGGTTTCTAAGAATAGGAATCTGTTCACGTAGGTAACTCAAAACCTCTTCACCGTAACCTCGATAATATCCCCACTCATCTTTTAGATCGTTATTCTCAATCTCGTGCTCAAGCTCATCAGCAAACTGGTGAACCTGATAATAGATGTAACCGTTGTTATTGAAACTTCCTCCGCTCATTTGCTTCCTCCTTTCAAGATTTCTTCTACGAGTAACTCAGGCTCACCCCATCTTTCGATCGAACGCCAAGGTAAAGAACCGAGCTCATTTCGCCGTAGCTGGCTCAAATCGTTGAGCTCAGTGATTCCGTAGATTTCAGCGTTCTCAATCTCTTCGTGGGCATATTTGAATCCAATTTTGCCAGCCTCGGACTCATCCTTCGCCTCTACGAGAATTTCTGTTTGAAATGTCACGCGATAAAGTTTCATGGTAGCACTTTATCATAGTTTGGACTGGGTTTGCACTCAATGGCTACATTTGCGATCCATAATGGTTGTCCATGCACCAGGATTCTCGTGAATTCTTCACGAATCTCTAGGATGACCCCTACGTCCTCGGAATAAACAATGACAGCCTTGTGATACCCATATTCCCCTGGATAGCTAGCGTATGCTTTTCTTCCAAGATCAAGGCCATGCATCACGGCCCACCGTGGGATCGTAGAGACCATATCACCAGGTTTCATGGTTTTATCTTACCACACTCACGTGTGGGTTTGCACCGGGTTTCATGATAACTTCTTGATATACACGAGTGGCAACCAACCGATTCCGGTGGGACAAACTATCCTTGCCCAAACACCATCGAGTTCTGGTGGGTCATACTTGTTGACATTCATAATTTCCACAATGGTTCCAATGTGATCATAGTGGAATCGAGCAGTAGACTCAAGCCGAGTGGACCAGATACCGGGGGAAGAGTAGAACAAAACATCAGGCTCAGGATGGTTACGATTCTGGATTCGTTTGTTGAGGATGACAAGATCACCGGGTTTCATGGCACCCGAGAGAACACCTTATCGAGTGACATCCCATCCGTTTCATCAACCAACCGTGTGTCACCTAGGATCTTCATTCGGGTATCCCGGGAAGGTGGACCAAACTCACGAACGAACTTGAACCTGGAAGGGCGGTTCTTGATGGAGTCATCGATTCGACTGATGTTGTTTGCTGTCATGATGAAAACATTCCCCCTGTAATCATTGTGCACCCCATCGAGGGCATTGATGATTGCATCAAATGTGAACTTCACCTGATCGTTCTTCATGGAACACTCCCTCCCGTCAAAGTAGTTATCAAAGTCCTCGAGGAGAACGATTGAGCGAGGAGGAACGGAGGCGAACATCATTGCAACATCCAGGTTGTTGTACTCCGGATTGAGGTAGACAACATTGATGGGCAAGGAATACTTTCGCGAGAGATACTTTACGAACTGTGTCTTTCCGTTTCCTGGTGGGCCATAGAGGAGGCAGCCTGTCTTGTTTGACTCTCCCGAGAGCACCTTTACAACATCCCGCTCAATGTCATTGTAGAGTTCCTTGTCAAGGACGGGTTCTGTATGAGGATCACACTTGAGTTCCCCCAGCCTGTCACAACCGTGAGGCGTGAGGGCCATCACGGGAGCATAATCTGAATCGGTCTCACGGGTGAGGAGTTTGTTGATATTCTCACGGTTCCACCTCATGAACGTGAGGACCGTCATCTCCTCCTTTCCTTGCCATCCGGCAGTGAGCAACCTCTCTCCACGAGAGAAATACATGTAAACTCCCCGAAGTTTCACGATTGCATCATAGGTGTTCGGAAACTTTGGCTCGGAAACGTGCTCACCAGCCAGGACCCACTTGAACTGTGCCTCCTTTTCAATCAAACTGATTACCCTCTTGGAGGTGTCGTTGTCCAGCCGATACGAACCAGTCAACAAGTACTTGAAGATTGCCCAGATCGATACAAATGTAGAACCAAGAATTCCAATCAATCCAAAGAATGTGTTCATTTATTTAACCACCAGAATCTTTCGCCATCCAAAGGCCAAAAGGTAGACCCGAAAGAGCCGAGATCCAGAACCAGTTCCACCAACCCATGAAAGCGTAACCCGTGAAGAGATTAACACCTACCCAAACGAATGATCCCATGGCAAGGAAAGCTCCTGGGAACACAACACACCATGCCAAAATCCTGATGAAACCCGGAAATACTGTGGCAATTGCCGCCAGAATTGCTGTCATTACAATGAATTGCATTTTTACCTCGTGAAGATCTTGATGAGAACAATCACAATGAAACACGGGATCACAATTGAGGCTACTGTACCCCACATCAACCAGGTCGCCATCTTCAGGAACCACGTAACTGCGTCAACCAAAACATTAATCATAAATTCTTCTTCACCCTCTCTAGGAACGAATCCTCATCGTGATCACCAGAATACAGGTAATCAATGTCCCTCATCACCTGCGACATCTTTCTAAGAATAGGAATCTGTTCACGCAGGTAACTCAACACATCTTCACTGTAACCTGGGCAATATCCCTACTCATCTTTTCGATCATTATTCTCAATCGCATGCTCAAGTTCATCAACAAACTGACTCACCTGATAATAAATGTACCCATTCGAATTGAAGTGTCCGCCTGACATAATTTCCTCCTACAGCTCTTTCACGCAGAGTTTCTTTCTCTCAGGATTTCTTCAACAGTTAGTTCAGGTTCCTTTGCCAAATCACGTTGGATGTTTCTCCACGGCAAAGAACCACGTTCACCTCGAAGGAGTTGATCCTCTGCTGTGATCTCCTTGATGGAATACACGTTCGTATTTCCATTACCAATCTCCTCTTCTAGATTATTGTACCCAATTCGTTCTGCCTCACGTTCATCCGAGGCATCCACCAAGATCTCTGTTTGAAATGTCAGCCTATAAAGGGTCATGTCACTACCTTAAACCACAAGGTATCAGATTTGCACATCTACATTCATTACTGTTCCAGGAGAAATCAACTTAATCTCATCCTCTTCCTCCACGAAAATTTCTTTCACAACACCTTCACACAAAAGTTTTAAGGTTGAATATGAAGTTTCCCAACGCCCAAATGGATCTTGATTTTGACCTTCATCGTGATTCAATACCACACCCACAATCACACCACATTCCATTCCTTCCCAAATCTTGGTAATCTTAATCAAATTACCCCTCATCAAACCTAAACACTGTGATCTAGACATACTTGAATCCCCCAAAGGTTAATCACGTAAGAAGAATGTCACCACCCACACTCGACAAATTCTCAACAAATTCCATCACTCATTTCCTTCCACATAAAACTTCGGTCGGATCCCCACAAAGAAAATCCGACCGAAATTGTTTTAATCGTGTTTAATCATTAAATCAAACCAACCCACCACGAGTCATCAGATCCGTAGTCACAGCGGCACGCTGAGAATCGGTCAGAGAACCCTTCCAGATGTGAAGTTGTGAGATTGAAACGTTAAGATCTTTACCCACCAACATTTGGTTTACTGTGATTGCACTTCTTCCACCATTTCCATACTGCGCAAAAGAACCATCGTCTTGATAGACAGTTTTACTGACACCATTTTGCCAGAACTTGAACTGACCTGCTGCAGTAGATGCAGATGTACCAGTGTATTCCATCAACCACAATTGAGGCACTGCTGTAATATTTGCATCACACTTGAAATTTCCCAAATTATTAATGGTGGATCTTCTGGAGAAATAAACACCAGATCCGTAACCGTAAAGACCTGGTGCTCTACAGAACATATTGCCATCAGTCGTGCTCATGAACGCAGCTAAACCGACAACACCACCAGCATGTGTAGCACCTTGACCCGAAGTGGGGATAATTAACGCAGCAACCGTGTATGCACCTGTATATCCAGAAATTTTTGACGCCCAATCATTTGCTTTTAAGTATAAATCTCCTCCCAAAACAGCAGTTGGTAGTGTTATGCCATTTGAAGACCATCCAGAAGCTCTATATTCTGGTCCATAGTTCGAACCAACGGTCAAGTTTTGTACGGCACTGCTGTCTGGAATAGATGAAATTCTACTAGTTCCAGAAACACTGGCAAATGTAGCTGATGCTACATCCCAGTGACTTTGCTCCAAACCTGCAATCACGTAAGCGGGATCAGAGCTCCCACCCCCTGATGATGAGACCCCAACTCCCATTGAGGTGCTTTTTGTCGTGTCACCGTTGATCACAACTTGTTTACTTGTATCTCCACTTATTGTTATCGGCATAATTTTTCTCCTATGGGTTAAGAATCCTTAATGAATTCTGTGCAAATAAGTATGGTGCAACTGCGGGAAACAAATTACGTGAATGTTTGTAACATGATCTGATGCCCACATATACGAACAATTGGTTTGAGATCACAGGTGTAAAAAACTTTTTTCTATCTCTTCTCTCTTCATGCCAACACCATAAACTACCCCACTAACTCTTTTCACAAACCACCTCAAACTCCACCACATCAAAGAGATCACAGATATCTTTCATCCGACCTCGGTGGGTTATTCCATTACTCAACAGGTACTTGTAGGACAATCCCCAGGTGTCTTCAGTCACCGACAGGATAACTCCGGTCAAGTTTGAATGTCCATTTCTCTGCAGGTACTCGTTTGGAAGTAATAGATCACCAGGTTTCATTCCACCAACTCCAGGTAATTTCGATGAAGTCTAACAATCATCTTGCCCGTGTCAGGGTGACCCACCCTCAACACCTGCAACATCTCCAGCTGGTATTTGGTGTACTTCTTCCCTTTGGTGGGTACGTACTCCGGACCAAGCACCACCCCAAGAATGTCGGGTGAAGTCTTGAATCGAACCAGGTTACCAGGCTTCATGATTCAAACTTACCACACTGAAATGGGGGTTTGCACCCGTGCCTAGATCTCCACATCATCTTATCTTTTGCGCGCCAAGTGAACAACCCGTGGAACCTTCCGATCTCCACGCACAACCTCTTGTTCCGACCCTCCATCGATCTCTTGGATGGGATGCTGAATAACTTACGGCACAAGGCCGTAAGGTTCGAGGGTAGTCTTGCCTTCATCGACTTTACCCTTTAGGGACTTCAGCTCGGACGGTTTTGCCGTCCTTCGGCCCTTCCTGCAAATCTCTTTCTTCACAGGATCGATCTTTAGGCGTAATGCGATGTTGAAAGCTGCATTCACGTCCGCATGATCAATGTGTTCACAGTGCAAACAGTGAAACACTTTTCCATTTCTGCTCTCTTTATCAACGACTCCGCAACGAGAACACGAGGTTGATGTCCAAGCAGGATCAACAACGTTCAACTCTACACCTTGCTCCTTGGCTTTGTAAGTGAGAAGCATTCTCACTTGATAGAACGGCCAAGAGTTCAAAGTATGATTTCCTTGTTTGCGGTACTTCTTCGTACAATCTTTTCTGATCCCTGAGAGATCTTCTAACTTAATTCCAACTCCACTTTTCTTTGCTTCTTTGACTATTGTAGTTGTGATCTTGTGAATCGTATCGGTCGTCTTCCTTCTCTCACGATCCTTGATCTTCTTCAGCTGTGACCACTGCTTCTTCTCTTGCAGGTTCTGCCTAATATTCTTATACTTCTTCTTCAAGAAGGGAATCTGTTTTCCAAACTTCTTGATTTTTCCTGTCTGCGGATTTGCCACAACAATGGAGTGAGAAGTTGAGTTAAGATCGATGCCGATGAAACCTTTAGGTTCATCGACCTGTTGATCAGGGAAAGTCACAGAAACATAAGCCCAAGTTTTATCAATCTCAACTTGATTAAGCTTTGTCCAATCAGAAGGAAACCAACAGCGAAATTCTACCCTAAGACTTGGAATCCGTAGTTTCCTAGTTTCTGCATCAAACTTTAGATTTTGACCAGGAACCGTTAGTTTAACCTTTTTTGGGTTAACTGATTTGATCTTCTTATTCAGTCCATACTTTCTAACGATCTGATTAGCAATCTCAGATTTTAGGCCGATATGTTTAATAGCTTTTGTTGAGACGAGACCATTTTCAAGAGCGTACTGAGCAACTTTAATTGCCTTCTCAAAGAGAGAAGGCTCAAAGCTTACACCATGTTTCACCTTGAATGTCTTGATCATCTCCATAATAAGTATTCTTTACTTAAGAAAAGTACTAAACAAAAATTCATGATACGGCACAAGGCCGATATCCTTTCTTTTTGTTAGCGTGTAAAGTAGCACATGCGAATATTAAATCGATAGGAAATTACCCACTCAAATCCCGTGCGTTTGCTCTTGCCGGTCTTCGGATCGTAACGAACACCTGTCCAGGAAAAATTCATAGGTTCACCTTCATCATACAATAATAGTTTCCTCTGGTCTAACGGTTCCAAAGTAAGATGCCCGGGCCACCACACACTCGATAGAATTAGAAACACGTACCTTACAAGGTGTATGTGTGTGTCCTGCCAAAACAATCACACGTTTCTTCTTTCTACCTTCCATAACTCTCTCAATCATTTGGCCTAAAACAGTGTTTGCATTGTACGGCAACCAAAACTTTTCCATCTTGGTTCCAACCGCCCGGGTTGCCTCCTTCCACGGTGGGAAATGTGTAACAATGAAAATCGTCTTGTGACTCTCCAGGGAATCAACCAATTTCTTCTCCAGTTGATTCGCAGACATTTCCGCAAGATGCCTAAAGAACTTGATTCTCGATTCCATGTCAGGCAAAACCCTCAAGTCATGTGTCAACAACCAATCAGTTGTCCACTTCAAATACGATGGATCACCTGACAATGCATCATACCAACCTTCGGCACCAATCAGGGCAACATCTTCGTTGAGAGAAACAACATCACTCTCGGTCAACCAATGAAGATTCGGATAAAAATCACAGAGTCGACGAACATCATCATGAACCGAATCCATGTATCGCCCATGATAATCATGGTTGCCAAGCACGAAATAGATTGGACCTGGAAAGTTACGTGCAAGATACCGCAAATCGTTTTCAAGATTCTTCCCAGAGGAAATATCCCCAGAAAGAAACAAACCATCCGCATGAAGTCCTTCCAACCTTCGAACAAAGAACCTCTTCATCCACGGCAAAACCGACATATTTAAATGCGGATCACTATACCAAACATATCGTTTCATACATCCTCCAAATCAATCTCAAGTTCCCGCTTGCGTACCCAACTCCCGCCTTCCCTCGCCCAAAACTCCAACACCTTCAATGACTCCGAAGTCATGGTTGGTCCCACATTACAACATCCGGAATTTGGTGGATCACCATAGTAGAGATCTGGAATCAACAGAGAAGGTGGTTCCTTTTGATCTGCGGAGAATTTATCCCGCGTTAGTGAAACCTTAAAGAGTGTTCCACACGCCTGACAGACAATCAGGTATAAAACTACTTCGTTTGCATAGGGATTCGGTGCCAGGTCCGGATGAAATGCACCATACCGTGGAACACCATTGTCATCCCACCACTCAGGCTTCTCAGTGATGCGTGAGAGAATGTCAGAATAACGTGTCTTCATAAATAACCAGTTGATCCATAATACTTAGTTAGTATTAAGATGAATAATGAGCAATTATTAAGAGAAGTAATTAGATTATCGTTAGTTGAACAATCGTTTCAACAACCTCAATCAAAGATGCGCAAAATTAAACTAACAGTGCCTCAAGAAAGTGGTCTAATAAAGACAATAGAACTTTCTGAGAGTTATATTGTCGGTGTTCTTGGTATACCAAGAAATCTTCTATTAGAAAGTGTTTACGATTCCAAACTAAATAAAGTCATATTGAAAGAACATCTTCTATTTGAAGGTTGGTGGAGTGAAGCAAAACAACTTCTTGGAAAAGGTATTGATAAAATCAAAGAAACAAGCAATGACATTGTTGATGTCATTGAAAACTTTGGATCAAATGCTAAAGGTGTGGTTGCAGGTCTTTGGGCGGCAGCATCTGACAGTAACATTCTAGGAAAAGTAACAGGCGCTGCATCACAACTTGCAAGTAGAAGAGCAACTGACATTTTTGAGCCACTTACCAAGATTACAAACTTATTAAAAAGTACAGAAATTGGCAAAAAAGCAGCTGGTGTATTTTCAAATATCATTGAAAAAATTAAAACTTTACTGAAGTCTTTCACTTCGTTAGATGGATGGAAAGGAATGTTGTCTTCTGCTGCTGTTTATCTTGGCATAAAGTTTCTCAGATCTAAAATCGGAACTACAATTCAAGACATAGCAGATAAATGTAAATCAGGAGATTGGAAAAGCATTGCAAATGAAATTACAAAAGGTGTTTTTGCAAAAAGTTTAGATGCAATATCTGCTCCCGAAACTGAGCAAGAAAATGAAGAAAATGAAGAAGATGAAGAAGATGAAGAAACTTCATCCGAAGGTTCGTATATACGAATAGTCATCAACTTCATTAACAGCAAAGTTATTAATGCGATTAAAAACTTTATTTTTGAAAAAATCAAATCAATCGCCGGCGATGCCATCGCAGCGCTCGCAGGCCCGGTAGCATGGATAAAAACCGCAGTAACAATATTCAAAACAACAGATTTCGTTGTTGAAACTTTAATGGACATAATTTCACGCGCAAAAGGTCCATTTAACAAATTGTAACCTTACATCGGTGTAACAACAATTAACTTACGCGAGAAATATAGAAAAATACCTATATATCAAAATACGAAATCAGCAAAAACAAAAAGTAAAAACAAACGATTAAAGTACCTACAACCTTCCCTTGTGATTCATCGGACCTGTCGCTGTAATCGTCCTAAAACTCACTCCCGGCGTCGTCGACAAGTGTCCCCCCCAACTGACACCTGCTTCCCATCTCCATTAGCCTAACCCAAGAATGCATCACCCAACCAATTTCGGTACCAAACATAACCTTCAACCAATCTTCACCCCACCAATTTTCGATGTCCAATACGAGTCCGGGAATTCCATAAACATTCATTAACCTCTGTCCACCAAAATTTCCAATTTGGACACAAGGCGAAATGTTCTCTGTAGCCGTACACACCAAATCGCCGGGTTTCATGGGCTCACTGGATGTCTTTCATCTACGCAACGAAGTGGATCCTCACAAGAACACACAACAAGGGTGCTTCCATCGTCTTTCTCCTGAATTTCAATAAATCCCTTTACACACTCAATCCTTGTATCCATCTTCGCTAAAACAACGAAAGGAGTGCACGTTGTGGGAACTGTGGGAGTTGAAACAGTTGTTGCCTGAGACAATGAATCATCAATGTTTTTCGAAATAAAAAGTGTAATAACAATTAAAGTTGCAACTGCAAATACACCTACGAAAATTCTTCTCTTACTCATGTCATTCTTCTCCATAAACATAATTTGCTTCAGTTTCATGTCCATTCGGCCCAATTGTAATCAATCAAATAGATGGCTTGTCCATGTAACACCTCTAGTCCATGTTTCGTAAGGGTACGTGTGTTTGCCGTGATTGCAATACCTTTTCCCGCGTGTTCACTAACATCATCCAGCAACATTCCAAAGCATACTCGCCATCGGGATTTTTCACTCTCCCACTTTCTCCACTTCACCATATCACCTGGCTTCACTGACAACCTCAAATTCCAGCTCATCATTTGGCATCTGAAAGAAATCCCAAACATCAACCACACCATCGTTCTTTAGAACACGAAACACGTGGGTAGGATAGACACCAAGTCCTCGTGACCAATAATCGAGCGGATTAAGAACCTCTAGGATCAATCCAGATTCACCATCCTCAAAGAACGTGGTCTTGATGTAGTCACCCGACTTTGGAGAAATCACTTTACCTCCGTAAAATAACTAGAGTTACTCCAACCAACGTATCCATTCGCCAACCACCGAACCCACAATTCACGATTCTTGGCAGTCTCAAGAATGATTCCGGTTGTATTGCGGGGTGCATCTGGAATGAGAGGATTTACCCAATCGTTCTTGAAATTTTCAGCCCCAGGAATCGACGTAAACATCGGGAGATTACAGAGACACTTGACGAGGCTTCCTGACTGCATATAACTACCATATCACGTCTCAATCACAAATTTGCAAAATTTGCACAAGTTTTTTCTATCTTGAAATCAACCTGAGGAAAGGAAGTTTTGCATTTTCGGACTAGACTTCGCAAGAGTCGACCACACAACACGACCGATTCTCACCGGTCCCAATGCCAAAACTTCATTCTCGTCAGACTTACTCCTCAACGAGAGCAAATTATAAAACCCATCAGGTCCACTCAAAAACGTTCCGCTGTTTTCGGCCACGTCTGCCGCCAAGATCACAATCATTCTCTTTCCAGGTGGCACAGAAGCTGTTGCAAATCGATACGCAATCGCCGGTTCATTCGTCCACGAATCAGCATTTTTTTGTGGGCTATATGTTCCACCCACAACCGCGTCACCTTCCAGCTCGTCAGCGAAGTCAGGAGATACTCCAAGTCCCCGGAGAAGCCCCACAGCCTCCTCCTTTGACAGTAACATTCCTCTATAAACTGTTTGAACAGCAGGCGGTTTCAACACGTCATCGTACGATCCATCCGCCAAACCAGCACGTAGCACGGCAACAGATTCAGGCGACATGTTGGTGCTCCACAAGATCTGCTTCGAAAGTTGTCGAAAAGTATCCTTTTCTATTTCGGTATCAGGTTCAGGCAAACGTTGAACTCTCGAATCACCAAAGGCATATGCACTATTTCTTCCCTAATGAGAGAACGAAGCTCAGATAAACGTATCTTCATGACGTTAAATATGGTCCCATCTTATTCAAGATTGTCGACGTTGTCTACGAGAGTCTTGAGAATCCAGCCCATTTTTCCTCGAGAAGTCAATGCCCACACATAATTTTCACATTCTGACGTCCTAATAACTACTCCTATTTCTTCGTACTTAAAGGTGCCGATTGTGTCGATTATCTCTTCATTCCATATGCGTGCAGAAATGGAAGGAGTGATGAGATCGCCAGGAAATATTTTTTTTGATTTTTCTCCGCCGATCTTCTTGGGAGCGTTGCCCACATATCGATGTTTCATGTTATGATATTTTTTCTATTGAAAATATAAGATTTGAATTTAAAGAAGAATAGTCATCACCTATCAAAAAGCGAAGCCACGTAAATTCGCCCCATTTCCCAGAGCCTGATCTTGAATTTTGTTGTGTTTCAATAAAAATGCCGACGTACACGGAACCCATGATGCTCCGAATTTTAACCAGATCACCCGGGTCCAATTCAATTTCTTTGGAGCTATTATATTTCACCAACATGGCTCAAAACTCTCACCAAAAAATTATTTTCCAATTCCTTGCTGGTTATCCAAACACTCTTAACACAACCATCCACCAATAGCTTCATTGCAAAAACCCCGACCATCTCCAAATCACAAATCTTATTATCAAATCCCAAAAAAATTGCCAAAAAATGATTGTTCTCTATCGAGTGACTATACACCCCTCTGATCTCGAGAAGATCACCGATAGTGATTTTTTCATTTTTATTTTTCGACATCGAAAATAATTATATTTGATTTGTTGAAAGTGAAATCATTGGCTTGGCCAACTCCCAATAATTCAATTCCTGATAAAATGAGTTTCATAAGAAAATCGGTCGGACTCCCACAAAGAGAATCCGACCGAAGTTGTTTTTTGTGTTACCTAACGAATCAACCAATTAGGGTGAATGGTGCAGTGGGTGGCGTGAAGTCTCCACTGTACAACGCAGTTCCCTTGGTGAATCGCACTTCGTCAATGTAGCCATTGAACTCAATTCCCAAAACAGTGGAATAGTCAAACACGTTGCCCAAAATCAAACCATTTTGAGCCAAGTTAAACGAAAATGTTGTTGAGCCATCGCACACACCGTTCAAGTAAACGTATACTGTGTTTCCTTTTCTAGAAACTGCAACGTGATACCAGGTGTTTAATTGGATCGCAGTATTGCAAGTCAGATAGGTACCACCTGCTGTATAGAGCTTCAACTTATTCGCAGAGTTCGTACAGATGAGGAGACCATCCTGTGAACTAACTCTGGTGTCAACCATACTATTGTAGTAGTCTCCAGGGAAACCCGTGCTCATGGCACTCATATTGAACCAATACTCTATTGTAAAGTCACCTGTTCCAAGCGCAAAGTCAGAAGAAGTCGCCGCAACCCTTGCGCCCGACCCTCTACCTCCTGGTAGATAGAGCGAAGAACTTCCAAATTTCGACTTGGTCGTTGAGATAGCAGTCCCGGTCCCATACGCTGTAAATGTCTTTGGTGAAGTTGAACTGTCCGTGAACGTTGTGCTTCCATTTGATCCCTCAAAGTGAAGCAAACAATTATTCCCATCGGTAAATGGTGCAGTGGGTGGCGTGAAGCTGTTGTTGTAGGCACACTTTCCAACCAATATGCGGAATTCATCAAAGTAACCATTGGTTGTTCTGGCACCGCCGGCGGCTGTCGGACAATTTCCGATATAAATTGTATCAGTGTATAAGGTTCCTGTAGCCCCTGACGTTCCAACAAGATTTCCATCGTAATAGATCTTTATTGGACCCGAGCTGGTTTCTCTTGTTACTGCGAAATGGTGCCAAGCATTTGCAGTGACTGTACCAGTCGCCGCCAATGAACCACCCCAGCTAGTACCGTTATATGACCAATACGAATACAATTGATTTGCACCAGTCACCATCAAAAGCAATCCTTTAAATTCATCACCTGTTATTATAAATTGCTCACCTGCGCTTAAAGCATTCAGGTAGAACCAACCCTCAATGGTGAAGGGACGGTCGAGGAGAGCAATGGGTCTAGCTTCGGTGCGATCCATTTTGACATAATTTGCAACATTTCCATTTAGTTTTAGAGAAGAACCTCCAAATTTTGACTGCAATGTTGAAATTTGAGCGGCACCGATAAATGAAACTCTACAAGGCGCAATATTCGTTGTTTCGTCTATCGTTGAAGTTTGACCATTGATGCCATCAAAATTTAACAAAACTGCAGTCTTTGAATTGCCGGTAACTGGTGTGGTTGGAGCAGTGAAATTTCCAGTATAAACTGCCTCACCTAATTGAACCCTTATGTTGTCCATGTAACCATCAAAAGGTGATATTGACTGGGCATGCGCAGCCAAACCTACGTAGAAATAACGGTAGGAACCAAATGTTGTATTGCAAGCTTGTGACAACACAGATGTACCATTAACATAAATGTTAAATGTGGATCCATTACGAACTGCTGCTATGTGGTACCACTGATTAATCTGTGGAACAAACGAAGTGACCCCCGCATAACCGGTCGCATCATCAACAAATCTCAGTACATTTGTTGAACTTTGAATAAACAATTGAGGACCAGCAACACCCGCAGAACCATTCCAGAACTCTATGAGATTTTGGAAACCAATGTTGTTGGAATTAAAGTAGAACCAACCTTCCATCGTGAAGTCTTGTGTTCCAAAGGAATAAGTGTTTGCACTTGGGTTTGCGAACTGGAGCTTGTTGGTGTTGGTGCCATTGAGGTAAAGGGATTTGCCACCGAACTTTGATTGGGCGGTGGAGGTGGCAACGGTGCCGATGCGATGCTGGGTTAGGGGAGATTGGGCAGAGTCTAAAAGGGGAGAAACGTCTTTTACGGTAACAGTACTGTTGCCATTATTTGAAACAAATAATTTTGAATTTGCAGCAACAACACCATAAGGATTAGTAAATCCTGCAAAAGTTGTCGTAACTGAATTTGTTGAAATGTCTATAACAGAAACTGTGTTTCCACTATAATTAGCAACATATAGTTTTTTGCCATCTGGACTCACAGATGATCCATATGGTGCTGCACCGACAGTGATATCGGTTCCTTTTGTTGAGCTTGAAAAATAAACTGGTGACACGGTCCCGCTAGCATTAGTGTAATTTGAATAGTAAGCAGCGTTAGTTGCTTTTGTTGCAACATAAGCTCCGGAAAAACCGGTTAAAGTTGACAACAGAGATATAGCACCAGTATCTTGGTTTAAAGAATAAACCTTTACGCTAGATCCTAAGCTTACATATAATTTAGTGCCATCAGACGATACTACTGGGGCATATACACCCCATGTCGTGTCTCCCAATAGTGTAGCCGAAGGTGTTGCGGCAGTTAAATCAATCCTATATAAACCTGCGTTTTGACATGCGACGAATAAAAATTTATCATTTGTAGTTATTGCCGACGAATGAACGCCAGTTCCTGTTGTCACAGAGCTAAAAGAGCCATTTGTTGTGTCTACAATATAAACTTTATTTTGACTGTAGTTAGTTCCATAAATTTTCGTACCCGTTGAATTTATTGTCAACTGGTGAATTTTATTACCCTCTGTTTCGAGAGTTTGTGTTTTCGTTCCTGAGGCAACGTCAATTACATGAATTCCACTTCCCGAAGCGAGAGACCATGAACCAATATAAGCTTTTGCACCATCAGGCGAAAGAATACCTTGCATTGGTGTTGTGGCGCTTATTGTTGAGTCTGCCACCGAAGCAGCGTCATCGAAGTGCAGCAACATCTTCGTATAAGGATCAGTAGTGATCGTGGCGGTTCCATTGATAATCTGCTGGATGATAGAAGATGTCCTCTTACGAAGAGCGGTCTTCGACATGTCACCCTTGTTCTTGGCGACGACCTTGGTCATGTCGCCCTTAAATTTTATAGGCATAATAGTACTAATTTCCTTTCCGGAACTCCGCGAAAGTTCCGTCGACGTATAAATATAATTCAATGTCGAATATTTAAAATTTAAAAGCGCTGTCCTTCGGCGCGTCCAGGACCAGGTGCATGTCTCCTTCCCACACATCGAAAGACTTGATGAATCCATCGATTAAAATGGTGGCTGTGACCATCGGTGGGAAAACCAATTGTCCTTCTTCTGGCAGCTCGAGCGCCAACAACAGGCCCGTATAGCGCCGGCCGCCGGAATATACGTCGACAAAATCGCCGGGCTTGAAATCTTTCCAATTCGAATTTTTCACGGCCATCTCACTTGACATTGAACAGGAAAAATCCAAACAACATCACGGCCGTCGCAACAACTTTCCTCACCGTCAACTGCTCACCTAAAAATATCACGGTCAAAGCAGTCGTCACCACCGGGCTCGTCGACACCATCGTCGACAACATCCCAGGGTCAGAACTCCCCTTCAACAAGGTGCCAAACATGACGGCCGCAAACACGTTCATCAAGAGGCTTATGACGGCAAATAAAACGCCCAAAGAACTGTACCCAACAATCCCATTCCTATTTATCAAATAAAGGAAAACTGGAATCTCCAACGCGTATACGGCGCCGGCGACGATCTGCATCTGATACGGATGAATGCGATCCACCGCCATCTTTCTGAAAAATGCCGACACACCAAACAACAGGATCGTCGGAATCAATAAACCCAGGTGCTTCAACATAAATTTCGAAAACTATATATTGTCGTTCCCCAGCGTTTTAGCAATTTTTAATTTTATTTTTAGATCAACATCCGTCGTCGTCCAACACCTTTTCCCTCATGCGACCCAAAAGGCCACCCAGGCCTTCCTTTTTAATGATCCTGTCGAACTGTCTCCGATAATTCTCTGATAAACTCATCCCCTCGAATTCTATGTCAACCACCTTATATCCGCCATCCTCATTCCTCAGCCTATAACCAACCTCAACAGGCTCGGCACGAGAACTCCTTGGCGGAACAGCAACTCCCCTAACAAAATCACCCTCGGAAGTCCACGCAACCTTCCAACCAACGACACCCTTGATGTTTCTCTGATAACTCCTCCTCACCAGAATTCCCATCATCATACGAAACTCAAGGCGCTCAACATCTGTCATCCCAGACCAGTGGTCATGCATTGCAGACTGCGCCATCGCCTCGTAATCAACCACCTCGTCAAGCACAAGCAACAAAGCAGTCGGATTCTTTGCACTCCTCAGAATCTCGGAATGCTTGGCAACCACGTACTCCTGGGGAGTCAGGGCAAAAACATCACAAGCAGATAGTCCAACAAAACAAAAAACAAAGGCACACAAGGACTTCTTCATGGCACAAATCTATGTTCCTTCAATAAGCATGTATAAAACATTTCATGACATTTTGATCACGAAATAATCACGCAGTCACAGCACCCTTGAGGCTCGTGCCAAATCCTTCAACAAATTTGATTCGATACGTGAATAACTTTCCTCCCACCGAGCTCACACAAAGCCACCCCTATTTTTTCTCAAATATATTCACACACAAAAACTTTAATCTACATATATAGCTTCGTCATGAAGCTACTCAATAAACTCGTTGCCAAAATACACGAAATAAAGAAGTCACACCTCAGGTCACCACAATGGGACGAAGTCAGGGACGCGTTCGTCAAAAAATACCCGACATGTGCAGCATGCGGCGGCACGGAATCCCTACAAGTCCACCACATAAAACCATTCCACCTACATCCGGAATTGGAACTCGACGAGGGTAACCTCATCAGCCTATGCATGGGCGAACACAACTGTCACCTCAACATCGGCCACGGCGACTCATTCAAATGCTACAACCCGGACGTCGACATCGACTCCGCCCACTTCAGGCTCGGCTCCCCCAACGAGAGAAAATTTATCATAGAAAACGCAAAAAAGAAGCGGCGCTCCTGAGAATATTCACCGCGACCTGAACGCCGGCTTATACCGCTCAACAACCTGAACGTTCTCGCTCTCAACGCCCATCACCTCACGAATAACTCCCAAGGCACGATCCACGTCAAACGTCTTGCAGCTGAACGCGTCCAAACTAAAGAACCGCTGCAACGGCCACGCATGCACACTCAAATGCGAAGTCGATATAACCTGTACCCCGGTTATCCCTCCCTCGTCCTCAAAACACCCCGTCTCACGCACACGCTCGAGCACTTCAGGATCCACAGGAACCTCGTATATCATCGGTCGATCCAATGGCTTCATCTCCAGCACATCGGTCAAAGCAGCAAACAATCTCCCTAAACCCGCGCGCGTGAACACAGCAACATCCCGCACACGAGCGTCAACAATAATATGCAATCCAGCGTCTTCCATCAGAAACTCCTTTCAGCGAACACGCATAACTATTCAACAAAAAAGAAAGGGCACCACACATGATGCCCTTCTAATCATCTTTTCTAACTTCTAGTCACATCATCATAGGATCAATGTCGCCCATTTTCTTGTGAGCAGCCTGAGCCTCAGCCGGCTCATACTCGTGATCATATCCACAGGTACCACACGCCTCATAATCTGCCGGCACGTCAGCAGGAACTGCACCCATCACACGACTCACTTCTTCTTTAATAATTCTTCTTAATTGTGAAACTGTTAATCTCATCGTATATTTTCTCCCTGCTTGCTTATTGCTTAGTTATATATATTTCATAAAACAAAATGGGGGTTTTTACGCCCCCATTTTTATTAACAATATTCCCGGGCTCCCCGGGCGCGCGATCGAGCACCCTTTTACAACCAACATTTTCAAGCTCGATCAATAAGGTTAGGCTGACAGCTCTCTTGAACTGATCTCATCTGCCAAATTTCTTGAACTTGTTCCAATATAACCAAGAACCTCGCCCAAGGCTCGGGCCGCAGGATTCTTGCCCTCACCGGTCATCTTAAACCCAGCTGAATCAAGAATGTACCCATAGAGGCCTCGAAGATCCAACTTCCTCGAAAGAGCTCCAACAGCCTTCGGCGTCGACATCAGCTCCTTCGCTGCCTCAAGAACACCAGGCACATCATGCATCTTCCGTATCACAACAGCCCCTCCCACCGTATCCTCATGCTCACCACCAACATTCTTCATGTCCTCAGACAAACCAATCTCTTCCCGAATAATCCGCCTGAGCTGCAACGTCGTCAACTTCATGCCCATAACTATGGACCCCTCCCACAAAACCTAAAACTCTCTCGTCGTACGATAATCAAACTCAATCGCACCATCATCGTTCTTGTACGCTATCACTGACACACGCCACTTCTCCCGACCCTCCTCAGCAAACGTATCCGCCATCACCTCAACAGCATCCATCACATCATCCAACACCCCAGGATCTGTCGTCCACTGTTCCACAAATTCAGACAACGACTGCTCACTCCCCTCAAACATCCCATGCGTACAATCCTCACGATGCGAATCCCAAATGTATTGCAACCTCGACATAATAAAATCTTCCTTTCTCAACTCAAATCACACATAAAACAAATTCCAAAAAAAATTTCCGGGAAATTTTCGAGAATACAACTGACACCAAAAAAACCATCCCACGGAAAATAGCCCGCAAGGCAAAGCAAACGAATGGGAAAAAATCCCCGGGAATTTTCGAACACCCTTAGCCGCGGCGGTGCTGCAGAAAGCCCACATAGTTCGCATATGGCCGGGGGGCCCCGGGGCTAAAAGGGGCTGTTTTGGGGCTGTTTTTGGGGCCCACCTGGCTGCATTTAGGCTTATTTTGGCGCCTTTTTGAGGGGGGCTGGTGGGTTGTTGTGGGGGCTGGAGGAGGCTGGGGGTGGCTGGGGTGTATACCATTCGATGTCATCTAGGTTATAGGTATCGAAGAGGGAGGGGGAGTGTGAGGGTAGGGGGATTGAGGATAGGTCGAGTTCGAAGTTGTCGTGCCAAATTGCCATAGTTTCGTGGATGTTGTGTGGGGGTGAGGGGAGTGATTCTGGGGGTTGGGTGATTTTGAAGGACTGCATTCTGATAAGTAGGTGGAGATTCCTTTGTTTCAGCCGAAGATTTTGAAGTAGAGCCAGATGAAGGGTGAGGTGAAGAGGCCGAGGAGGATGATGGAGAGGATTGCGCAGCCTGGGGCTATGGATGTGGTGCCTTTGCCTTTGTTGGTGATGAGGTCTGTGGCTACGGCGGTTGCGAAGATCTTTCCTGTGTTGCTGGCTTTGAACATGGTGTTTCTCCTTTTTGTTTGGTTGTGTTTGGAGCGGGATGTCGGTAATGCTCCGACCTTTCGGGCTTGGAAAGCCCGCGCACATCTGTCTATACCAATCCCGCGAATGTGTGGGTGGGGCCGAACGGAATTGAACCGTTAACCTACCGGTTAAAAGCCGGCTGCTCTACCTGTTGAGCTACGGTCCCGGGTGTGTTACTTGGGATCCCCCATATGGATCCTTTTCACTTATTCAATAATAAATACAATCTGCTGTTTCCTCGCACATGGGTTGAGGTAACATGGCGACCTCACGGAGACTTGAACTCCGATATCGACCTTGAAAGGGTCGAGTCCTGACCTTTAGACGATGAGGCCGTTGTGATTAATTGTCAAGTTAAGTTAGATTGGCGGATTCTCAAGGATTCGAACCTTGGGTGGGCTATTAACCCACGGCGGTTTTCAAAACCGCTGCCTTAAACCTCTCGGCCAAGAATCCATATGACTTACAGTGTTTCATTTGACTTTCTTAACTTAATCTACCGAGTCTTAGTTTTACACCACCAGATTCACATTTTTTCATCCTCAAATCTTATTAGCTAAAAAAGTTAGACTAGCTGTCTAGGTCGTAATATATATATGATTATGGAACATAAAGATTTTCTGTGTGAGCATTGTGAGCGTGTCTGCAAGAATGCCATGTCGCTATCTCAACATCGTTTAAGATGTGAGAAGAATCCTGGGAATATTAAAGATAATTTCTATCTACCTTCTAGGAAGGGAAAATACAAGAAAGACAATCCTTCAGAGTTGACGTTGAAGAGGCGAGCTGCTCGAGCTAGAAAAGTCTTATTTGAGGAGAATGGCTCACTATCTTGCTTGTACTGTGAAAAACTCACCGAGGATTATTCATGTTTAACTGTACATGAATCAATGTGTCCAAAGAATCCCAACAGAGGAGACAGAAGCCTTAGTGAAGAGACTAAAAAGAAATTATCACTTATCACGAAGGGTAGAAAGATGTCAGATGAGTTTAAGACAAAGATTAGTGAGGCAATGAAGCGAGCTATTCTTGAGCATCCTGAATCTTATACGTCATCCAACAGAGGAAGGGTAAAACAGATTATTGTCGATGGAGTTAAGCTTCATGGTTCATGGGAGGCAACTTTTTATTCCTGGGCAAAAGAAAATAATCTGAATCCTGAAAGGTGTTTGACTGGATTTGATTACTTCTGGAATGGGAAGAACAGAAAGTATTTTCCGGATTTTTATCTTCCGAATCTTGATCTTTATGTCGAAGTGAAAGGATATGAGACCGAACAAGATAGAGAAAAATGGAGACAGTTTCCTGAGAAGATTATTGTTCTAAAAAAAGAAGAGATAAGAAGCATTCTGAAAGGATCTTATTCAATCCGATTTTAAAGAGTTTGGTGGAACGGGTGGGACTCGAACCCACACATGTCCGGTTATGAGCCGGGTAATCTGAACCAATTGATTTACCGTTCCATTTAGAGATTTGGTGGGACAGGAGGGACTCGAACCCCCACATGTTCGCTTATGAGGCGACTAATCTGAACCTATTGATTTACTGTCCCATTTTAGTATTTGGCACCCCCAGATGGATTCGAACCACCGACCGGTCGGGTAGAAACCGACAGCTCTAATCCGCTGAGCTATGGGGGCGTGTTGTGTTTTCTTTTGTGATTTTTGGTGGAAGGTGATGGATTCGAACCATCGAAGGCGGTGCCGGCAGATTTACAGTCTGCTCCCTTTAGCCACTCGGGAAACCTTCCTTGGAGACGTTACGTTGATTATCAAAGAACGTGGTACCAGGGACGGGACTCGAACCCGTACGACTGTGAGGTCCGCGGATTTTAAGTCCGCTGCGTATACCATTCCGCCACCCTGGCAAGGTGAGGGACCTATTGTGACCGGGTCCCTGGGCGGTGTATTTATTTACTTAGTTTTGGTCTTGGTCGCCGTTGGTGTCTTCTTGGTGGGTGTTGTCTTCTCGAGGAGGACTGGAACGACCTGTGCGTAGTAGGATGATGGGACGTCAGGTCGACGATGGTTGATGTTGGAGGCGCATGAGGCAGCCTTGGATCGTGAGTAGAAGATCTGGGCTTCGGCCTTGACAGACCAGATTCCACGGAGTCGACCGGAGTATGCACGGCGGTTGAGGAACTTGCCTGCGTTTGCCTCCCGCACGATGTAGGCGGTGTAGTACTTGTCCATGTCGATGTCTGAGGCGAACTGCTGCGTCTTGGTGTTATTCATGTTGTTTATATTATTCTTTCCTTGGCTGGATTTACAAACTATTTTTTGGGGTGGAATCTGTTAGGCTGCGAGGATTGTGGCGGTGTTGGAGGCGATGTGTTTGGCGTTGTCGTTGGTGGTGATGATGGCTTCTTGTGAGTTTGAGAAGAAGATGTTGTTGCGTGGGTCGATGATGGGGTCGATGTGGATGATGGGGAGGAAGGATCCTGAGGGAGTGAGGATGACTTGACCGATTTGGAGGGAGCTGACCTTGGTGGTTGTTGTGTTGTTGCTCATGGTGGGTATAAGTATGTTGATTTTGAGCCACCTGTCGGAATCGAACCGACGACCTACGGGTTAAAAGCCCGCTGCTCTACCGACTGAGATACAGTCCCATGACGTCAATCTAAGCGAGGCGACCCCAGTGGGAATGGAGCCTGAGGTCAGATTCGAACTGACGTGGGTTACCCGCCGCGTTACAAATGCGGTCCAATCGACCTCTATGGGACTCAGGCTTGATTCTTGAATTCTCTGTTACCTTTTCTTATTCGTGTTGATGTTTTTTCTTTTGATGATCTTCCCCAATTTCTAAAGTTAGGTGTTAGTGCGTGACAGTTAGGACATAATACTCTAAGATTTTCTTTTGTATTATTAGTATGATTACCGTCGATATGATCGATTTCTAGAATTGTCTGTCCATTATCTCGTGTCTTATTATAACCGCATTGAGAACAAGTATTATTCGCTTCTTGCAATAATCGTTCTCGTCGTTTACCGTAACCCAGCTTTTCAAAAGGAACCGAAGACCAATCAGTATAAGAATGTTGATTCTTTGCTTCTTTACCTCTTCTCGACTTCATTGCTTCGTAAAAAGCTTCTGTCTTGGGAGGAACAGCAATCCTATCAGGGTTTTCCTTACAGTGCCTTTCATGATATTTCAATCCTCTTTTTCCACATTCTCTTGAACAATATTTACATGTATCCATATTACTAAGTATTAGTTACATGCAACCGTTGACCAAAAAAAGTGAAACCGTTGCTCTACCAGCTGAGCTAAGGTGGCGGGTTGTGGGCGGGTTGTTTCCGCCCGAGGTGTGTTTATCCGTTCATCGTCTTGGAGGGCTTGACGGTGTCGTCGCTCCTGGTGATGAGCTCAACATCGGAGGTGAAGAGGTAGATGGGCTTGCGGCCTTCGATCTCCACGTAGCATCTGATGCGCTGTGAGCTGTCGACGATGCCGGTGAGTCCGATGAAGCGAGGATCTCCGCCGATGATGCGGACGAGGTCGCCTTGTTCGATCCTGACGTTGCGAGATCGCTCGGTGGCGGCGACACGGTTGTGATGTTGGAGATGGAGTGAAATTGATGCGATGGTGGCTGCATCGAAGTTGGAGATGATGTCGCTGAAGATGACAGCGGCTTGGTCGTTGAGCTTCGGCAGCTTGGCGCCGGCCTTCTCGACCTTCTTCATGTGTGCCGGCTTCTTGTTGTCGTTGAGAGCCTGTAGCGCTGCCAGCTTCTCTGCCTTGGCTGCAGCTCGGGCGCCGCGCCGGTCGGCACGCTCTGCCTCGAGCTTGGAGAGCTTGTTGGCCTTGTTTGCCTCGCGGGTGGCCTTGCGCTCGGCCTTTGCCTCGTCGTCGGTGGATGGCGACTTCTTGCCCTTGGCAAGTTCGGCCTTGACAGGCTTTGCCATGGCAACGGCCGGCTCGGAGGAAGCGGATGCGTCCTTGGCAGCCTTGCGAGCCTTGGCAGCAGCGAGAGCCTTATCGATTGCGGAGAGCTTGGTCGTGTCAGTCATTTCCATATTCCTTGTTGTTTGGTTGCCGTTACTTTCTTAATTTACTCTGTGGTTGCCGACTTTGCACCGACTATTTTTCGTTTGCGATTTTAATTTCTTCCTCCGTTGGAGGGCGCAGTTTGAAGCTGGAGGAAGGAATGACGAAGATTCCGTCGTAGATGAGATCCCCTGCCATGTTGAGGCAACCCCCGATGGTGTCGATGATGGGGAAGGTCTCGCCGATGTAGTGATTCACGTAGACTCGTTTATTGACGTCGAAGTATATCCAGTCTTTGGTGAGTACCGCCATCAGGCGAGGTGTCGTGTTGTTGAGTTTTGGATAGAGAGGCTTTTGCTTTTCTTCCATGTCAGTAGTGTCCTGGTCGAGTGGTGTGACCCGACCAGGCGGTACCGTCCCAGATGTATGCATGTTCTGTGCCAAAATCTGGCCAAGCTTCTCGAAGCATCTCGTCGAGGTTGTCGTAGAAGACGAATTCCTTGTCTTCCCCACGATCCCTGGCGTATGCCACGGTCTCGGCGAGGGTGTCACCCAAGGAGCTCAGGTTGCCGAGCTCCACGAGTTCTCGAGCTAGCTTGGATGAGTTGTAATGATTCGTGAGGGTTGCGCCTACTCCCTCAGGGCGGCCGTCGTAGTGACAGTAAACGCCCTCGATGGATCCGTTAGCGTGAATGATTCCGATGCATGAGCGAGTTGACATGTGTACCTTTCAGTGATTGGATGCGAGGGCGAGAGGTTGGACTTCGGTGCGTAGTCTCTGGACGGTGGAGAGGAAGCCGATGTAGGCTTCGTCGATGGCATCGATCTCCCTGAAGTCAGGGTCGGTGGCGTTCTCCTCCAGGACTTGCAGCTCTTTGATGCGATTCTTCATCTGTCTCAGCTCGAATTCGAGTGAGGTGAGGTGAGACATCTTCAGGGTGTAGAACAGCTGAGGAATCATTCTTTTTCCTTTCAGTAGGAAGCCTGGCGACAGATGACTGGCTTTTGGCTTGACGGCATTAGGAGCCTCTTCTTGTAGCCGTTTCCGACATTGATGCAGTTGAAGTAGAAGACTGCTTGAGCCAGATCACCACGGAACGAGTAGCGGGTTCGGTAGCTACCCTTGCTGTACCGGCCGACCTGCACGAGGAACTCGGTGGCGGAGGAGTATGCAATGTGCTTGCCGTTGAGTGTTGCGGTCTTGAGGTTCGTCTGCATTCCGTTCATCATGATCTTAATCTACCTTGAGGATTGTTGACTTTGCACTCAGTCGAGAGAGGCCTTCAGATTCGCGATGCCGATCTCGAACGCCCGGATGTCGAGAGGATCCGTGGCGGTACGCAGGGACTCCGTCATGCTGTCGAGCAGCGTTCGACGGTATTCCACCGGCAGATTGGTGAGGTCGAGCTTCTTAACTTCGGATCGGTTGGCTTCCATGGTTCTACTCTATCAGGTTGAGGT